TATAATGAAAATGAACTTGTTAATAACACAGAGTACTTTATCAAGCAAAGAAAGTACTCGTTATTAATGGAAAAAGCTATTGACGAAAAAGCTTCTAACAAAGAATTTAATCTTGAAGATATTCAAAAAGAAAGCGAAAAGATTCATCAAATCACACTGATTGATAACTTTGGCTTAGACTACTTTAGTGACAATGAAAGAGTAGTAGATTATCTAAAACAAAAAGATAGTTTTATCTCCACAGGATACCGAACTCTTGACGAAGCTTTTGGTGGAGGATTTCAAAAAGAAGGTAAAGCAATTTATGACATTGGTGGAGAAACTAATGTTGGTAAAAGTATTTTCCTTGCAAACATTGCACTTAATGTTGTTTTACAAAACAAGAACGTGGTAATCATTTCTCCAGAAATGAGCGAAATGCGATATGCAAAAAGAATCTCTGGAATGCTTACAGGCATTGCTATTAACTTGCTTGGAGATAACATAGACAAATATAAAAGAGAAATTGAAAACTTTAAAAACAAATACTCTTCAAAGTTTATTATCAAAGAAGTTCCAACAAAAGGAGTTTCTGCTAAAAATGTTTATGCATATCTTAAAAAATTAAAAGATAAAAAGGGTATTAATCCAGACCTTCTTTGTATTGATGGTCATGCACTTTTAAAACCTTCTGTTTCGCAAAATTCTAAACATGCAGAGCTTCAATATATTGTTCAAGAGTGTCGTGGTATATCTTATCAAATTGAAGCACCAATTTTAACTGTTGCACAACTTAATCGTAGCAGTCATAAAGCTAACAATCCTGGCCTTGATAATATGGCAGGTTCTTGGGATCAACTCGCAGATTTTGATGCACATGTTAACATTTGGCAAACCGATGAAGATCGTGAAGCAAGCATTATTAGATTTGGTGGTAAAAAGGTTAGAGATGGTGCTAAAGGTGGCGAAGGCTATCTTCGTATCGACTATGACACTCTAAGACTTTTTGAAGAAGGTGATATGCCTGACATGGAACCATTTGATAAAGAAACACCTCTTTCTAGTATTTTAGACTTTGATTCTTTAATGAGTCAAGGTTAAATATAAAAGATGTTTAATGATGAATTTATTTCTCCATGTGCTAATACCCAAATTGTAACCCAAGAACTTGAAGACTTGATAAACAAGTTTGGTAGTTTGATTACTCTTATTACCAATAAACCTGTTTCTTGTGTTACTATGTTTATTGTAATTCAGAAAAATCCAGAGCTTAAAAAGTTACTAGTTGAACTTTCTGAAACTTCATGGTATTCTATTGTAGAGTATATGGCATATCGTTATCCTGTTCTCAACAAATCTAAAAAAATCAAAAAATGAGTTTGTCAGAAAATCAAAAACAAATTTACAATCTTTATCTAAGAGCATTTAGAATTAACAATAACCAACCTTTCAGAGCAAAAAAAGATTTCTCTGATGTAGAAACAGACATAGAAAAATTAACTAGTCTGCAAAAAATAGAAAAGGTGTTTCAGAAATATCCTGCGTTTTTTAATAAAACGTATTTTGATGCACCATACAAAATTTATAGCGATGAAAAGAAATACTATTCATTGAAATTTTTTGGAAGTCAAAAAGGAATAAGCACTTGTATAGCATATTATAAGATTTTGCTGCAAAGCAGTCCAGAAGAACAACTTGATTATATCAAAGATTCTTTTAAATTTGTAGCACAGTTTTGTGAAGGAAAAAAGATTCCTTTAGAATTGTATGTGAGACATTGTTCCGTTTCGCAAAATGATTGTTTAATTCATCTTAAGGAACATAAAATTTCTTGGTATTCTGTTTTTGGAATTCCCGGATTTTTTGAAATGTTAAACAATTTACCAAAAGATGAATTTGAATTGTATTATGGTTCAGATGTAGAATTAAATGTTTTATTAAACAGATTTCGTAGTAGTCAAAAAACTACGGAATATGTCTCTGAACTTAAAAGAAAAATTTCAGGATATTTGCAAAAAAAACTTGCAGAAAATTGAAAAGTGTAGTATAAGTATATGTAGCTGTTAGCGATAGCATCAAAACAGTTGATTAAGAAAAAATTAGAAAAATTAGAAAATTATGTCATTAAACCTAGAAGATATTATTAACCAAGTCAAAGCAGTTGAAGAAACTAAGATTCAAAAAGAAAAGGGTGGCTATAAAGGCGATCCAAGAATCTTAAAATTTAAGAAAAATTGCACATACGTATTACGTCTCATTCCTTATATCAAGGATGTAAACAACACCTTTGTAACATACAAAGAAGTAGGATTTAAGAGTCCTGTTGACGGAACATATGTTTATGGTGGGCGTTCTCCACAAGACGCAGGTATTAAAGAAGACCTCTTTAAAAAGACGCAATGGGATCATTATTCCAAGGCAAAAGAAAGAGGCGATGAAGTTGAACAAAAGGCTTCATACAAACTCCTTGCACAGAGAAAACAAGCTGTTAACGCATACCTTGTTTCTGTAGAAGGTGATGATGCAGATGCAAAAGAAAAGATTGGCGAAGTTGTTGCGATTCCTTATCCAGCACAAGTTGATCGTGAAGGAGTACCTATCAGCGACATTTACAAGAAAATCCACTCAGCGATTTTCGGAGATATGTCTAAAAAGATTGGTGCTAAGGCTCTTGATCTTTCTGAGAAGGGTCGTAGCTTAATTGTTAAAGTTACTGAAAAGGCTGGTTATAACAACTATTCAGAAACTACTTTCGATGACGCAGAAGACCTTGGACTCAGCGAATCACAAATTCGTGAAATCCTTAACAGTGCTCATGATTTGACTGAATTTATTCCAGAAGTAAAATCTCAAGATGAGATTCAGAAGATTCTTGACAAGCATTGGTTTGGAACAAGTGCATCACCAGATGATGAACTTGAAGAGGAAGAAGAAGTTACTGTTTCTCCAAAGAAAAAGATTGATCTAACCACTAAACCAGAAGATGATGAAATCCCTATGGGTAAATCAAAATCAGACGATTTGGATGATTTAGATGCACTTCTTACCGAAGATTAATTGAAAATTTCAAAGGAAGCGGCTAAATATGGTTATGGACGATAATAGAGACATAGCCTTTTTAGCCGCTTCTTGCGAAAGAGAAATGAAGCAAACTCTTGCAGGTAGTGGGTTAAAATATAACCGAACTGATTTTAGAAGATTTTTAGGAAATGGAGGAAATAGTTTTACACAACAATCCGCTCCTTATCCACAACAGTATAATCCGCAGCAGTATTATCAGCCTCCGCAACAACAATACTATCAGCAACAAGTTGCACCAGCTTACAATAATATTCCAGTAGATCCGAATATTCCTGATGGCGTTTTACCTCCACCAAATGCAACATTTATTCCAATGCCAAATGGTTTTGGTCAACAAATGCCTGCTCAACAACCTTTAACAACAAATCTTGAATCTGTAGGAGGATTCGAAATGCCAGATTATAACCGTCCATCTAAAACATATTTAGAAGACGAAAAACAATTTCGTGATGCACTTATCTTAGAAATTAAAGCATTAAAAAATAACGTCAAGGCACAAAAAACTCAACTAAACAAGTTGACAAAAGCAGTAGAATCGCTTACACTACTACTCAGCAAAGAACAACCTCAACAAGAAACAGAAATTATAGATGATAATCCAGATCAATCCTAAAGAATTTGTAAACGAGTTCATTAATCCTATCAATGAACTCAACAGAGAAGGTAAAATTGCCCTTTTCTGTGATGGAACAAATCTTTACTCAATTTCCGCAACAAAGTCTAGAACTATTAATCTTTACAACACTTATAAGCCTCTTCATACAGAAGACCCTGTTGAACGTTCTAGTTTAAATGTATTAAAACTAATTAAAGGATTAGGTTGTGTAGCAAACGATGAAATGTTTGTATCGTTAGATATTTCAAAAGAAAATAACACTCTAACTTTCGCAACAAAAGAAATTCGCTTCAATATCAGATTACTAGATGATAATCTCGTTGAAGTTCCAAAATTCAATCTTGAAGTATTCAAGAAATTTTCTGTTCACCATGAAGTGAACATTAACTCAAGCAAAGTCGTAAACATTAAAAAGGCATTAGAATTTTCTGCCGAAACATCCAAGTTCTATATTGAACAAGAAGATGGAGATGTTTTCTTTTACTTTGGAGATAAGTCCTCAACCTCAAATCATACGGATGATATTAAAATCCATGTTGCAGAAGGTGTGACTACCAAAGTACCAAATAAAATCTACGATGTAGATATTTTGCGACTTGTTTTGAAATCCAAAAACGATTTTTCGATGAAATTAAATGATAATGGTGTCATGTATATTGAAATCGAAAACAACAACTCAAACCTAAAATATATAACAACTCCACTAATTAAATAAAATGGACTACAACACATTCGCCGGAAAAGTTAGGAACTCAGAATGTTCCGTATTAAAACTTGATTTAGTATATAATCATACTGATTGCAGATGCTGGTCTGCTATCGTAAATCAAGGAAAAGAAAATATCATTGTAACTTACAGTGTTAATCGTTCGGAACACGGTTCTCAATCATTTGATGTATTTTCTTCAACCAAAATCTTAACAGATATTGAGCCAGAAGATATATTCGATATTATCAATTATATCATAAACAAACCAGTGTTCTTAAAAGAAACTGAAACTGAAATTGAAACTGAACCCCAAATCGAAGAATAATTTATGTCAAATAAAATATCAACAAAATCATATTGCATTAAGCGTCTACGCGATATGGGCTATACCGTGGATAAAATTGATGCTGTCGAATATACACCAGAAGATGACCGTAAATGGTCTTTTATCATAGATAACGGAGGAATGTCAATTTTTATAACTTGTTATAAAAGTAACACAATTCATATTTATGATGGTGGTAGGTATACAAACACCAATATGAAACTTGATACTGATAGTATCGAAGTATTGGCAGAATACCTAAACTCGCGAGGTTTAATTCATAAACATCCAAGGTACGGTCAATATTCTTAATATTTTTTGGGGGAACAACAGTTCCCCCAAAATTTTTACAGTATAATTATAAATACATATATGGACGAAATCCCTCAAAATCCTTCCGAGTCCGATTTTAAAAAAGTTGAAAAACTTTTAAAAGATATAACTAATAAAAAAGCTCCTAAAGTTAGAAAAAAACCAAAGGCTCTTTCTGTAAAAGAAAAAGAGAGATTAGGCTCTGCTATTTCTAGTTCTCTATCAGAATATGTAGATTGTTATATTTTACTTGGTTTTGATGTTAGTGGAAATTCAATGGTTCTTATAAATTCTCATAACAATCTTGAAAGTAGAGCATTATCAGATTTAATTGAAGATTTTATGACAACAGGCGGAAATAGTGTTAATTTCGGTTTTGATGATGAAGATGATGAAGAAGACGATCAACAATCTGATTGAGATAGTTTATTAAGTTCTGCTTTTAATTCAGCATATTTAGCTTCTAATTCAGCCTCTAATACTTTAACTCTTTGTTGAATGTATTCATCTGTATACTTTTGGGTTCGAACACCTTCTCCACTTGGTAAAGAATCATTTTTAGAAGATGTTTGACCCCAATCTGTTTGATTAATAGATAACGTTCCACAACCATTTCCGCCAAATTTTTCAACAACAGTATTTCCTGTTGTTGAATTTTTTACAGGTTGTGCTAAAACAGGAGAAGACCAGTTGTTTCTTGCACCAACAGCACGAACAGCATCGTGTGGATTAGCACTTCCTTTAGCAGATTGAGCACCTGCATTTGCTTCTACTTGACTATTTTGTTCAAACAATTTCATTGGCATGTTTTTAAAATAATGATAATGTTTATCAACAACTGCAAAGTTGGGGCTACTTACCGAAAAAACCGGTAAACAATGATCATTACCGCCACTATCTTTACTCACTGCATAACCAATGAGTGCTCCTGGTAAAAGAGTAGCATATGTAGGACTTTTTGGTGCATCACTTGTGCAGTCTTGCGGGTCCATTGCAATTTTAACTCCATTCTGTCCAAAAATACAAATATCAGGAGATGGAGGAGGTAACTGACGAGGTTCAAAATTTTGATCATAAGTGAAATCAGTTTCAGTTATATGATACTCACAAGGCGCAGTAATATGATGAACTGATAATTCACCTTCAACATGTGCGCCACCACGAATAACAGCGTTTAAACCAACGTTTAAATTACCATCAACTAAAACTTGTTGTTCAATTTGTGTTTGTCCACCAGTATCAAGAGTTCTTGATAAACGTTTTGGTCGAAGAGAAATAACCTCTCCAGTAATATCAACACGTTCACCATCAAGAGATAATTCTGCTTTTGATCCAATCGAAACTTCTTCTCCATTTAAATTTACAATAGTTCCAAATAAATTGAGAGGACCACTTGTTTTAAATTCTATACCATTGCTTCCAACAGTTGCAGTCCAACCATCACAAACATTTAGTTCATAAGAACCACCAGGAAGTTTATCAACATCAACATTTTCAAGAAGAGATGTTTCACGATATTGTGTATAAATTGTTGTTCCAAGAGGATCAATTTTTACACCACAAGGAACAAGTTTACCGTATGGGTCTTTTCTAAATGATTCAAAATCATTAAATACAAGACCAATATTTTGAACAAAATGTTTTGCAATATTTTCTATACTTGAACCCCCATTAGGACATTTGTTTTGTCCTAATTGTTTTTCATATTCGTAAATTCTTTTTTGAATTTCTTCTCTTTTTAAAGCTATAGTTTTCTTTTGCGTTTCTGTAGCCCATCCACCGTCTTGAGATGATGGTGAGATCATTTTACCCCAACAAGTTAAACAAAGGTTTCCTCCGCTTCCTGAAACATTTGCATAACCTTCTTTGCCATCACGAACACTCATAACTTCACGACTATTCACTTTTGTAGAAGTTACAACTGTTGGAGAATTATTAATAATTACTTTCGAAACATTAGAATGTGATGGACATTTTGCAGGAGTTCCTGCTTTTGATTGTTTTGGTGCTTGATCTATAGAATTTTCTCTGTTAGTTCTTTTAACTTCAAATAATCTTTTTACATCATGAATTTCACGATATGCATCTTTGATGTTTTGCATTGGTTCACGCCAACGAGCCACATCACCTACAGTTTTTAAAGTGTCGCCAAGAACAATTGTTTGAAAATTCTCTTCGACAATTTCTGTTTGAGAACCATTTATAGTTGATAAAAAATCACCTAAAACGTGTTCGCGTTTGTCGCGGGATATTAAATCTTCTCTTCCGAATTTATCTTGTTTTATATACGAACCACTTTTATGAGTTATAGATACACTCTCTTCATCTTTTGTGTTTACAAATTCAACGTTTCCTGCGGGTTGATTTAATACAACTTTATCTTTACATATTTCTTCTGATTGATTTGGATCGTTACTATATTTACCGGGATAATGCATATAGATATTTAATTACGCTGATTCGAAAATTCCTCTATAATCAGCCTTAGACGCAAAAGAACCAAGAATAATTGGGTAATTTAAGTCACCATTTTCAAAATAAATCCAAACATGTGAACCAACTCCCGGTATTGAAATCATACCTTTAAAATCATTATTGTAGTCTGGCGCACGCATAGGACCACGATGCATTTGAGAAACGTTTCCAACTACATTTGCACCTTTTGTATTATTAGGATCATTACTTGGTTCACGACAACGATTTACGGTTGCACGGGATTCATTATTTGCTCCTCCAATATGCATATCTTTTCTTTGAAAAGTTGGTAAAAGTTTAGATGAAATGTTATTAAATATTTCACCACCGCCACCTCCACGGGAAATCATTGTTTCGCCATTTGTAATTGGACTACGAGGCATAACAGTTTTACCTGCATTCACTGGAAATAATTGTTCTAAAAATGCTTTTAATGCTAAAATTTTATTTAAATCAAAAGGATTTTTATTATGACGAACATTTATAGCATTAATGTTTTTTCGGTTCGCTTTTATTTTAATTGGTCCATCTTCAAAAGTTACTTCGTTATTGTTGTAAGAAGAAACTTTAAAATTATTGGGTAAACTTTTTTTATCGTTTATAATTAAACCAACTGGAATATCGTTATAAGAATATGACGGAGCTTCGTCACTGTCCTCAAATAAAATAGGAGGTTCAAAAGTAATCATATCCTTTGTATCAACTGAATTAAAACACTCTCTGTTAAAAAGAGGATTATCTTCTGATAGCGGAACATCATTAAAAAGTATTGTTGGATCTGAAACATTTATATCAATACCTATAACTGATTTATTATCAACTGGTAAAGGCGGGTCTAAATCTAATGTTTGTTCTTCAAATAAAGCTGGAAGTTGATCTACGACACTATCAACAGGAGTGTTTGTTTTTTTAACTGTATTCGGAACAGGACCACTTTTATCACATTTATCTGGAAGACAAAATTGTAAACCATTTATAAGAAAGTCTAGATTTATATCTGTTCTTGGAGGTTGACCGTAAGTTGGTAATGGTGATTTATTTGGTCTTTTTGCACTCTGCTGTTTATCTCTAGCAAATGCTTCTGCTGACTTGTTGCTATCCTGTGATATGTATCCAGAATCATTTCCGATATAATAAGAGTCAGAAGGGGCATTATAAAAACCAGGACTACTCATACCTATTAAAGGAAGCATAACTTCTGCCCAAAGTAGTCTTTCTTTTTGGCTATCTAAAATTTGCGGATTCAACGAAGAACCTGTGTTGGAACCCATAACTTTGAAGAATTTATCTTCTTCTTTATTTTGGTTCCAATTTTTTGTTTGATTTAAGTTAATGCCAGGAACATAAACCTTTACACGTCCAATTTGTTGTGGGTCATTATTTTGAATAACTATTCCTCTATATAAACCATTATACATCATATTAATCGAATTCATTTTTATACTCAGGTTTTGTACCTATTACACGATCATTTGTTGGGTCGGTATTTTCGTTCGACACATTATTATCATACATTGGTCTGCCATTTATATCCACAATATATGTAATTGGTTCACCATTTGGTCCTTCATTCATAGTTATTTCAAAGCCTTCCACTTCATATTTAGCAAGTTCTTGAATACAGAAAAACTTATTAATAAGACGTAATGAATCACCTGCTAATGATAAGGTTGCTGCCATTGCACCTTCAAGAGCATCAATATTTCTCTGACCATTAAAAACATCCATTGCATAATTATGACCGTGTGCTATTGGACTTTCATTTGAATAAGAAGTATGCATAAATGACATGTTATTTCCTTTTGGCATTGCACGTAATCTCATGGTATTCAAAAAGTTATTAGCAGTATCCATTAAACCAAAAATTGAAGCTGCCATTTTTAATTGGGTATTCTTATTCATTCGACTGTTTGTATTTAAACAGTTAACACCATTCTGATTGGGCCATTTCATAGGATCAATAGAAGTTTGATTTTGTGCTATACTTGCAAAAGAACCAACATCTTCACTAGTTTGTTGAAAATAAGGAAAACTGTATATATTGTTTTGAATATACATGTTGATTGCAGGATGCATTTTTTGTGCTTTGTTAAGAAACTCTCTTAACAAAGGAGTTGGCATAATTGCACATGTTTCAGGATTTGTTTTTCCTACAGAACTTGGCGGCATTTGTTTAACTGCATTGTTTACACTTGCTGCACTATATAAATTTTGTGTTGTTTGTTTTTTTATCTTTTGACCATTTCCTAGTTTTCCCCCAACAAAAGAAGAGAACTTTGTTAATTCTGTAGAACTACCTGTCCAAGGACCATGATATTCTGCAATCATCTGAACTGCACGATCTAAAGGCATTTCTGATGTTTCTAATGAATTTCTTAAATCATCAAATATTGTTCCGTTTTTTCTTTTTCCTGTTGGAGAAGAATAAAGAGATTTACGAAAATTTTCGGTTACAACTTGAGACATATGTAGTATTTACTAATAAAAATCCTTCTTATTTTATAATAAAAACATCATCAGATTCAAATTTTGTAATTTCTTGATATGTGTGTGTTTTAACACCGATAATTTCTGTTGAATAATTACGTGTTCGATTATTGAATAGATGAATAACACTTGTTATAAAATATTGACCTTCTATTTTATGATCATATTCTTTATTATTTAAATTTTGTTTAGATAAACCAAAAAATCTTCCTGTTTGACGAAGAGTTAATCCTCTAGTAGTAAAATTTATTGCTAAATTAGAAAACAAATAATAATTTAATAATTTATTACGTCCTTCTGTTAAACGAGTAATATCCTCTTTTGCAATAGTAAAAATCGTTCGTGTATTAAGTGTATCCTTTATAAACGGTGTGAAAACGAGACGATCATCATTTTCTTTTGTAATAATGTTATTTCTAATATATTTTTTAAAGTAGTCTTTATATTGCTGTGCATTATGATTTTTATTCTCTTCACAAAATTGACCATCTGAAGAATTATAAGATACTACACGATAGTTTGTTAAATTTTTTGAATAATCTTTTCCGCTTAAATCAACAAGACGATAGTTATAAATTGTATTATATTCATCAGCCTTAAACTCTTCTTTAGATTCTGCGCTTCCAAGAGGTGATTTTAAAAGAGGAGGAGTTTTTTCACTATCAGAATTTTCTTTTAAGAAAAAATGTTCAATTTGATATTCTTTTGGAGTATTTTGCTCTTTACCAGCTTTTTCAAAATATTTTGAAATTGGTTTTAAAGAAAATTGTTTTGGAGTCATACTTTTTTCAGCACGCTCAAATTTAAAAATACAAGGTTCATTATTATAAACATCTGATGCTGTTGTATAACGTAGCATATAATCTAAATTATCTATAAATTTAGCATTTACAGGAGATGAATAATTCATTGTATTAAGCTCACTTCCAGAGTCCCACTCTTCTTTATTATTTGTAAGTTTAGAGTATTTTTGAAAATCAGGATCTTTTCTTAATAATTCTGCAATTGCTTCTGAACAAATTAACGAACGTTCATTATTATCAACTTGTGATATATTAGTTTTATTTGAGTTTTTACCAACAGTTGATGTTGAGAAATCAGAATCTTTTTCAGTCATCATTTGATATGCCTTTTCCCAGAAAAAGAGTTTTTTCTTTT